ATTTAAGTGAGCTGTCATGTGTGCTCTGTGGTCTTGACCTCTAAAAGCTTGAAAAGGTTTTACGGCTAACGCATCTATGTGTTCTAAACTTGGATCTTTTGGTGCAATCGGAGCAGGTGGTGGTAAAATTTTATCAATATCTTTTATACCAAGTGCTTCGTACATTTTTCTGTATGCATTATACAAGTTGTGAATTTTAGGATTAGATGTAGCTAGTTGTAATTCTGTTTGTGCGAGTGTAACTCGTTGTGCCATTGAAAATATATTTGGATCTGCAACAGGTAGTACATCTACTCTATCATCAAAGTCTGTTTGTTTAACTTCTCTTCTACCGCCCACAACATCAAAAGGATAAACTGGCGGCATGTATGTTTTAAATAATTGTGCTAACAATCTAAACTCAGATCTCATAGATGTGTATAGTCTTTTGTGTATCGCAGACATTACACGTGAACCTCTTTCAAGAAGTGCAACTGTAGTTCCAACTGCAGCACCTTGATTACCTTCCCCAACTTGCATATCAGCGATAGCAGCAAATCTTTGACCTGCTTGCACCACAATACCCATTAATTGTAAAAGTGTTGGTGATGGTTCTTTGTAAGGAAGCATCATAAAAGAATCTCTAATATTACCACCTGGTGCATCAACATCTTTAAATTCACCTGGTTGTATTGGTGCAGCTTCGTCTCTAACTCTTACACCTCTTTGTTTAAATCCTGCTGGCAAGTTTGATAACGTACCTGCATCCAACAATTGACGGAGAGCAACTGTTGCAGTTCTGCTCAATCCGCCAATCATATGGATCAATCCAAATCCGTAGAATCCTAGTCCTGGCAGAAATTTAAAATGGACAAAGTAAGGTACTCTATTTTTTCTTGGATCTTCAGGATTATAGTTCCTTCTAATAGAAAGAACTGATCTTGAACCTTCTTCTACAGTCACAATATAGGGGAGCTTGATTCCTGTAAAATCTCCGTTCTCATCCTTATCTTCAAAACCTTCTAAATCTAAATTTACATGGCACTCTAATAATGTATAAATTGTTTCTTGTCTTCCTGTTTTTTTAGTGCCTTCTAATTCTTTTTCTTTTTTACTTATGTCATCATTAATTGTAGTTGTGGGCTGTGGTAAATCTATATCAGAATAAAAACCACCTACTTGTTGTTTTCTTAAATCGTTCTCTGACATTTTTAAAACGTGTATGATTGCTTCTGCATCATCAAGAGATGTTGCTGAGTATGGCACAATTAAATCATCTGCTGGCACAAACTTAGATACAGCTCTGCCTAATAAATCATCGTAGTAGACTTTTTTAAATGTAGATCCTGCAAGTGGTAAATGAAATAACATTTGGTCAAACTCAGGTTCATACTCTGACATTTTTTCCATGAGTTCATAGTTCATGTATTCTTTTACTCTTTGTGCTTGTGATTCTTTTTGTGGATCACTGTTACCAACAATCTGTGTTCTAATTGGTCCTTCTGATGGTAATAATTCTTTGTAGGCTCCTGCTTGGAATTGTGTTACAGCTTCTGCAAGAACAGGATGCGTGGCACCTGATGCACCTTGAAAAGGCTCTGTTCTATTTTCGTATTTAAATCCTAAAAGATCTAAACCTTCTGTGTATCCTTTTTCCCAATCTTTTCTTGAAGCTTTATAGTCCATGTAGTTTTGGAAAAGCTCTGAACCTATTGGATCTAAAATATCATCAGGTAATAATTCTGCTAAATTGTCAAAGTGACTAGGTTCACCTTCAATATTTACTTTACTTGGATCAAAATCTAATTCAACACCACCGTCTTCTGTAGGTGTGACTTGCACTGGTTCTTTCAGTGCTTCTTCTTGTTTTTCTAATTCTACTTGTTGGTCAGGTCCTTCTATTTTTACAGAGGTTCCTAACTCGGATAGAGTCTTGTCGATATCTGCCATTATTTACGCTCCTTGATAGGTCTAACATTTTTAGCTATGTAAGGCAAGCCGTGTGGAGTAGGCCCTGATTTTGGTGGGGGTCCAGAATCATCGCCAGCTAGCTTTATAATACCACCGCCTGCTTTTTCTATTTTATACTTAACTTTATTCATAGTATCTTTAAAAGCTTTTTCTGCATCAAGAAGCTTAATCTCTTCTGGGTTTCTTAAAATTTTTCCTAAAAAATCTCGACCAAGTCCTTCTGGATTTATGCCCATTTCTTTTAATTCTTTTAAATTATATTTCTCACCACTCTTAGCCAAGAGATCTAATATTTCATCAAGAGACTCTAAACCACCTTCAACGTCTCCGGCGCTACCATCTTCGTCAGGTTTCAAAGTATTTTCTTCATAAGAATCAGGAACTCGTTTTGGTTTACCGTCTGTACCTATTATGTTTTCAGGTGGATCATAAATTATTTCTTCTTTTCTAATTATACCATCAACTGTTTCATATTCACCGTCACCAATATAATAACTGCCACCACCCTCAGTGTCTTTTGCAATACTTATCTTACCTGTACTAACATCTTCGTACATTGTATATCCATTGTAGTCGTAAACTTTTTGTCTCTCAATGGTTGCGGCTTTATCTGTAATATCATCACCTTGAGATTTAATTAAATTTACAAAGTCAAAGAAATATTTTGGTGTGCCGCCTTTTGTTACAATTTCTGGAACTTGTTTTGCAACTACTTTGGGTGCTTTGCTTAAAAAATCTAATCCTAAATATTTAAGAAAACCGACTCCAGCACCCGCGCCAATAGATAAAACTATATCTCTTCTTGTTTGATCTACACCTTGTTGAGCCACTTTGTTTTCTATTTCTTTGTTAATCTTATCTACAGCGGTTCCTGTTACACCAATGTCTCTAAGCTGTTTTAAAAGTTTTGGTGCGTACCCAATTAAAAAGAAAGGCGTCGCTGGTCCAGGCAACTCTCCTGCAAGTTCTAATAAACCACCAGTCGTTCTTTGTGGACCTGTTCTTTTCTCTTCTGAGGCTTGTATAGCTTGATCAGATAAACCTATTAAATTTCCAAACTCACCATTTAATATATCTCTTGTAATTGATGGATCTAAAATTTCTAATATCTCTTCAACCCCACCTTTAGTAATTCCTGCGTTTGTCATTAAATCTTTTATAAAAGCAGCTCCAGCTTTTGGTGTGCTTAAAATAAATTCAGGAATGTTAGCTGCACCTCTTACAAGTTTCTGTGCATAGTATGGATAGGATCGTGCATCTAAAAACTGTGTATTAAATTGTTGCATCAAAGTTCTGTCACCGTCTTTACCAACAATGCTTTTTTCTAACTTAGCCGCTGGGGAGGTATCGGATAAAAATTGTTTTCTAACATCAGTGCTTTGAAGAGCGGTTAAAGCTTGATCTATTGTTGCTTCTGATTCTATCGTACTAGATTTGTTTGCTGCTAAAAATTCATCTATCTTTGTGCCGTCAGAAAAATTAACACGGCTAATTAAACCGCCCATATTTTTTATTTGTCTTTTAGAGATAATATCATCTTTTGATGTTTTCCAATAAGAAGATTGCATAGGTCTAGAGTTTGTATAAACAACAAATCCATGATTATTCCAAACTTCCATCATGTTATCTTGTGCACCTTTAGAAAACTCTGAAAAATATTCTACCGTTTCTTTTGGTGATGGTCCTTTACCTGGTTCGCCAAACCTCAATAACGGGGTGTCTACACCATTAGCGTTTTTAAATTCTTTTGATAAAGTATTAAATGCATCGACTTTTTCTGCAAAGGTTTTGTATTCTTTGTCTCCTATTTTTCTTAATTTGTTAGGA